CTTGGTTAAATTTTAAAAATAAAAATTTACAAAAATATAAAATAAATTATGGATAATTATAAAAAGAAAGAAAATAACTTAAGTCTTAGTATAAAATAAAATGGGATACAGTGGCTCTGAACTAATTTGCACTGTACCAGCTGGTGAGTAATCGGAACCAACTATAGAAAAGTTTGGTTGTCCTCCACCTCCTCCTACTATGGCGGCGGGTCTCATCATTGGAGGTGAGTGTACTTGATAACCATTTCTAGCTACATCATCTACCGAAGCGTACACTGCAAAGGATATACCTCCTCTCTTGATAGTATCAGCCACTTCTCCTAGTTGTTGTGGTATAAACAGTCTTATGTATCCTAAGTTAGTTGTAGGTGTGTGAGACATAACAACAGCACCTGGAGCCGCTTTACTAACATAATCACCAACAAATCTATAGGGAGATAAATTAGGAATCTCAAATTCTACTTCACAATAACTAGACGGATGAATATCATCACTGTCATACAAAGCATTAGACAAAGGTCCATTAACCGCAAGATTCGGGAGTTCTTGAGTCACTGTTTGAATAGAAAACTCAGAGTTTAAAGCACCTAGCTCTACAGTTGAAAATAACTGATCAATCGACAATACTTGTTGGGCTGAATTAGCTGTAGGCGAAGTACCTAACCACAGCTGCTCTCCTGTTGTACCTGCCGAATTTTTAGCTTGAACCATATACCCAGGTGGGACAAACCATGCAGATGCACTTGCAGCGCCAGAAATAACAATTTTAATGCGAGCTCCACCAGAATAACCGTGAAACATATTCTGTAAAATTCTCAAAGTACTGGAATCCACACTTCTGACACCTTCTGTTAAAGTTCCATTCACACTGCGCAAACCTAATAAAGTGGCCACATCAAAACCAAAAACTCCTCTAGCATTGGCAACTTCATCAGGGGATAAAATACTTTTTGCAACTAAATACATGCGCCTCATCATATCACGAGTGGAAACTACTGGCCTCATAATACTACAATCATAAGGTATCAACTGTGACGCTGGGGAAAAAGTAACTTCTTGTTGCGCACCAACAGGCTCAGGTACTTTAGAATCTGTTTGTATCGCATCACCCTGTGCAAAAATGGAATCATCATCATCTTCTGCTTCTAAGGCCGGAGGAGAACTTATCAAATACGGTTGAATAATACGCAATGGATTGACTGAATATCCATAAAAAGCAAAATCATCTCCAGCTGAAATATAAACGTTAAAACTAGCTGAACTAACTACTGTGCCATTAACAACCAAAGGTTGCGCCAAGTAAACGTAGTACATACCCAGTTGACTAGCAATCAAATTCCAATCATAAGTATTAGGTTGTAACTCAATAGGCGATATGAACGGTAATTCAATAGTTTGAACTTGACCTCCAGCGGAAAATTCTAGCGTATCTGTTAACAAATTTGGTACTGACGCAAATGTCGGATACTGGGTAAGACCATTCTTTCTTATTGAATAATCTTTCGCAACCAACAATTTGCAATAATGAAAGTTAGACATAACAGATTGAAAATGAATCTTAATAGTACCACGCCAATAACGAGTCATAGAATACATTGTCTGTAGTAAATTATCCCACCCATGAGTGGTTATAACTTCAGATTCTGTATTAGTATACTTATATCTTATTGCTTGTGACACTGGTGAAATAGGTCTTGACCAACATAAGGTACCAGTAGTATCCGCAGATTTAACTACGAAAGTGCCAATTAGTTGTGGTTTAGTTACAATTTCTCTCATCAACATTTCATCACGCTCTGTATCAAAAATATAATCATCACAAATACGATCGAACTCTCCATAAGGATCCATTTTTTCAAATTGCTTAGGCATATCTGTCAGGTTAGCGTGTTGACGATGTACTACATGAGATTTATTCTGTATATTGGGGTCATTGTGAGCATCCAAACCTGTATAAGCTCTTACTACTCCTCTAGATCTGTCTAAAATATCTTTTGTAACTGCACCTGCCATACCAAAGGCTGAATCTACAACACCGGTTCCAAATTTTCTAAAATCATCCAAAATACCTTGGGCCAACAAAGTTGGAGCTGGAGCATATGTAACATCAACATGAGGGCCATAAAATTCCATATCTACAAATTCAGCATGAACAGAAAAAGACAGCGAAGTCGACGCACCAGCTGGACCTTCTAAAGGATTTAATACAGTCGCAATAATCTGCGAATAATTACCGAAGGAATAATTAGGCTGTATAGTTGAATTATCTAAATCTGTTTTCCCCAATTTTGTGTTGAAGTAAAACGGAACTTCCAAACTCACAGCGGTAGATTCATTTGCAAACGCAAAAACGTGAGGTCCTGCCATCAAACTATTAAAGCGATTAGGTAGCGTATTAACACCCACTTGAAAACCTGGTGGTTGAGCTGAAAACAATAAACAACCCTGATGCATAGGAGTACCAGCGACTTGAATCAACAGCCGCACTTTACCTCTATACAAAGTGGATGATTGAAAAGGAATTTTTGACAACGCATTTAAAAATATAGAATCTGGTACATTAAAACCAGCAGTAAAAGGGGCTCCGGAATTTGCAAACAATTCAGTACCTACAGTAGCGACAGTGCTCCAAGGAACAGTTGCTATATAATACGGTTTATTCAAAATTCTAGTAAAGTCCATTTTAAGTGCTTGAGGAACACAAGCTAAACTTGGAAATTTACTATACATATTGTCCGGTTCTATAACCGAACGAGTTTTAACTGTCGAAAAATGTTTAACGGCTTCCGACATGCCGGTATCATTATTATTATAATTTTGGTTAGCTGTAGCATTAATTTAAAGATTGGGGTGGTTACTACAATAATCACCAATAACCAATCTCTCACATTTATTTAAAATTAAGAATTACGGTCGCCAATATTTAGTGTGAGTTCTAAAAATTGTTATAACGCCAAATAATTCTTAAAAATATTGCTCTCCCCCGAAGGAAAGAGGAATAACATACTTGTCGTCAGAATAAACTGTCAACAAGTATTCTTTGCTCAATTTAACATACGGAACTTGGAAATTAGACAATCGCCCATAAAAATCCCGTAGTAATATATCTCTTTCTGGGTGCAAATAAAATTCACGTTGAGCAGCGTTAATTTTATCTTTTAAAACCAATTGATGATCCTTATTACAATCGTAATAAGACAACGTATTGTGTATTACTCTCAACTCTAGAGGACATACTATTTTCTTAAGCAGATTATGATACCTAAAGGATCTCTTCAAAAATGTAACCTCTTCTATACTTTGAAAAGGGGTATCAATTGGCTTTTTCAATGAATCTGTAAAACCCATATTAACACTCTCAAAAAATTGTTTCATAGTTATGGCATTCAAATCTTTTTCATGCTTACGAATCACATTCAACTTATCATCTCCATAAACAAAATCGTCTATAGAATCCCAATAATCTTGTACTGTTGGTTTTTTAACATTCCTATAATACCAAATAGCAGTATACAACTTATTAACTAAACTATTCATTATAGCTGTCAAATAAGAACCAGATGGCATGGAATGAGTAGTTAGATATGTGTCGTTACCTACGACTACTAAAGAGTTGGTAAGGGTACTCAACAAAGCTGTTATCAAATTTTTATCAGGTGATGTACTGTTTGCCAGGAGTTTTTTAGCGACTAAAGACTGAATTTCCGCATTCATACTTCCATCCCAGTTCTTTATATCACCCGCAAACACCTTTCCTGTTTTCATAGCTTCATATATAACACCCCATTCTTTAATGGGATTACAACCAACCATAATCTTATTAAAAGTGCGATTATTCATGATATGTTCCACAAATTTTCCAAAATACTTTTTCATTAAAAATTGCTGAGTAAGTGTTCCAATACGAAAGCTTCTCGGTACACCCTCTTTCTCTTCGTTTCGAAGCTCATCCTTCAAACACTCAACCCAAATCAAATGTTTCCACTCCACAACTCCATTGTGCGACTTTTCAGTGATTTCTTTAATAATATCTTTAAAATAATCTGTACAAGAGCCATTCTCAAAATCTATGTATAATGTTTTATCTTTATCCATCTTAAAACCGTTAGAAGAGTCTTTGTTCAAACCTGCCAACAACTCTGTACCTTTAATAATTTCGATATCACTCAGTTCTCCAAAAGGTGTTAAAATAGTATCGAGCACTTTACTGCAGAAGTCTAATTCTCCAATCTTAAGAGAAACACAAGGGGTGAAGGATTTTTTACTCACCTCTTTTAAAGTATCTCGACCAAACAAATTGAGATCCGCTGGAAAACGGTTTACTTCATATATACCATACAAAGCTGAAGGTACTATATTAGTAGCGGTTGGGGAATAAGAAGCCAAACCCGTATCATAAAATCTCATGACACTAGTATTCTCTTTCTCCACAGTAGAAAACTCAAAATTCAAGGGTATTAATGGTTTGTCCTGTTCAGCTAAGATACGAAGATCTTGCAAAATTTCCTTGGAGAATATGCTTGCTACTCCAAAGTTTCTTGTTACTTCTCCGGCTACATGCATACCTAAAAATCCTCTAGTAGTTGAAAACACTATTGAGCCGCACAAACCAAAACGTTGATAATCATATTTCAAATACTCAGGTCTGGTTTTACGTTGTATTTCCAGATCACCGAAGCGAAAATTATAATTCACTACTTTGTTGTAATCACAATAGGCATCTATTCTGCGAAAACCTTCACCAGAAATCAAGTATATTACCTCTTTTTGATTTGCTTGTTTATTTATCCACTGGCTAACATTCTTAAAAGGATTAGGAAAAGTATTGGGTAAGGAAAATACTGCCAAATCAAACTCATCTCTCCGATACACTAAACTAACTTCCGTATATTCTAACCACACTACATTTTTGGCTTTATTTCTATATAACTTTATGCGCGTAATATCGTTCGGAGTCAAATGAGACGGAAGAAATATTAATCTACCTGATATAAAGCAATTACAACTAACTTCAACATCTAAATCTTTTAAATTACACTCGAAGACACTATTTAGCATCATGGCTACTGAAGTATGCTCCGACGAGGCATCACTACTAAAATCTCCCTGACCATCTAATGTTTCTTTTTCTTCATCCTCTTTGTTAAAGTACGCTACTAAAGCTACTACCACGACAAGGACTACAAAAGATATGATCCAACCTAAATAATCTTTACACAGGGTAATTCCCTTTTTATACATTTCAATAAAATCAAAACTCTTTAGTGAATCCAACAGAGTTTCAATTTCACTTTGAAAACAATTAGTAATCAATCTACTAGCCGCGATACCGAGCCAAAACCGTAATCCTATATCACTTCCTAATACGTCACCTAAAGCGGAAAAACTTGCTAAACCTTGTCCGTTTAAACCATTGTCTTCGCAACCGTTAATAGAACTGCTAACTATATGATCATGACATGTAGGATTAATCGTTTGATCTATTTCTTCTATCAAATCCTCTACTTCGAATCCGATTCTTTTCCTCATGGTGTTCATGAAGTTATTGGCGGTATTCCACAATGAAGTAGTACTAGGTAATATATCTTGCAACTCTTCATCGACTTCATCCTCTTCGGTCTGGATCGGAAAAAAGATGTTTCTTACTAAATTATCAACAGTAACCTTACTCCTAGCCTTAGCATTTTCCGATACTTTATTGGAAGCCTGCATTTTTCTCTTTTGCAATTCAAATGATTTAATAATACCGGCAATCCAATTTCTCAAACTGTCTATATCATCAGTAAAGTCTCCTATATTAAAAGTAGGTTGCAAAAATCCTGTTTTATCAAGTTTATCTAACTTGAAATACTCAGGAAAAGAATTTTCAAACGCTCCCGTGCGCAAATTGTAATGTCTAAAACGAATAACTCCTCTAAACAAGCCATTCTTGAAATTAACTTCGGAGAAGTCGAAAACAAACCCTCTTCTCCACAAAGCTTGCGTATTGCTTATCCCATCAGACTTACACAAACCACCTAGATGCATAAAGTTATTAGTGGTCGCGACAATCGTGTGACTAGAGAAAAACTTTGTATCTTTTAATTTAGCTTCAGCACAGTCCAAAGGCATCTTTACACTTGATACCATATTAATAATTGTACGCCACTGACTAATACCTTTTTGACCTATATCATCCATATAGAAAACATCCTCATTATTATAGGAATCATAAAAATCCTTACCTTCATTTATATCTGGGATTAAATGAACGTACTTGGAATAACCTAAAACTTCTAAAACCTGATTTAAAAGTACTGATTTGCCACACGAAGGAGGACCTTCAAAGACGAATAAATTAGGTTCTACTCTTGACACCTCTTCGTTAGCTCTGACTATCTTCATATGGAGCTCCCATTTCTTATCTAAATTAGATACAAATCCATTTTTCCTTATCCAGTCTTTCAATTCTGCACACTGCGTAAACTCTTCATCTACAGCGTAACAACGCTGTCTATAATCAGGATTGTTAAAAATTCTCTTATTTTCGGAAGCTTCCTTAATATGTTTTTCTATATTTAGCAAGATTCTGTGTTTGGAACCAAAACCTAGATAAGAAAAACAACGTGTAATTTTTTCTTTGTACACATCTGAAACTCCCATTGCGTTACAAATATATAAAAAGAATCGCTCTAATAAATCAAATAACTTATGTATTAAAGTGAAATCGTCCAAAACCTTCAAATTAGACAACATCGAAATGTGTTTAATTACGTCTTTAATTTGACCGGGTAGAAACGGCAAAGCACTGGCTATAAAAATAGTTTCCAGCCCCTGCGCCTCCAAAACTCCATCAAAATGATCAAACAAAGAGTAAACTGACAAACAAATAGAAACTACATGTTCCAATCTCAGACCTTTTTTCATAGAAAAAATAGACACACATTCAATAAATAACTTCGCTAATAAGAGTGCAAATCTCTTATCCAATCTGCTGCTTATACTCTTTGCTATATCCAAGCTACTGCTGGCATACTCATGCAATTGGTTTATAGCATTTATAGCATCTACAACTTTATCTATGCCAAAACAACTCATTAATCCTTGAGCTTTTAAGTGTTGTCTCGCTAAGGATCCAGTTATTTCACCTATTATTCTAACTTTATAAGATCTAAATTGAATAACCTTTCCTTTAAGAGCGGAGAATCTCGCTCTAGAGACATCTTTTAATTCTCCAGTTCGAACGTATAATACTTTATACATTCCTTCTGTATTTTTAACCTGCGTTCTAGGTTCAGACATATAAATGCCTTCTTGACCCACTTGATCGACTGTGTGAGACGCGTCTTTATTTTTTATTGTTTTATTTTTATTTTTTGTTTTATTTTTATTTTCTTTTTGGGGTTGGGTTTTAATGCTGCACTCGTCCATGAGGTATTTTTCCGATAGATTGTCTAGTCTAAAATCCGAACCACTTCCTTCCGGAGATACAATTGTTATAAGTAATTATGTCGTGCTAGTAAAATAATCGTTTTCGAAAACCTATGACTTCAGTTTTCTTACCAAAACAAAATACTAGGAAAACCATACTTACAACTTAATTGTATAAAAATGAGGGTTTTAATGCTCATCTTTATGGGCTGTTACTAGATCGTATCAGATACTTGTGAAACGACGTTTATTTTAGGGAAATGATCTTCCGAATTGCGCTTTTGACGACGTAATTCCGGGGCATCGAAGATCTGAAAATAAACTCAAACCTATTTCTAGGCGCGTCCTAATAATGGGGTCTCTTTTAAAGACCACGCTCCCTTAGAACTAAAACTAATGTAATATTAATAGACAATTACATCAATTCTTACAAACAAATTGCTTAACATATATAATATATAAATAATAGCAACCGCATTTTATTCAGTAAAAATCCTTTATTCAAAAATCTA